CTCGCGGTCAGGCAGGAGTGGGACTTGGTGTCCCCTGGGTTTCGAGATATGTTACCTCGGTGTAAGACGCAGAAGAAGAAGGTCTTTGACACTCTCGTAAAGAGTGTGAAGAGGACCTTCGACTTCCCGTGTTCACCTTGCGATAAGATATCTGCCCAGAGGGCCAGGCAAGCTTGGCAGAAGAAAGTAGCCGAACCATGCGAGTTTCCTCGCGCTGATTGGTGCTACGATCCCCTTTGGCTGTTAAAGCAAAGGGTTCGCGAGCTTGTGTCCGGATGGGGAGCCTTGCTGGTTTCATCCAGGAAGGCGGTAGGGGAGATGAGGGTAGAAAATGAGAGTTGGGTAAAGAGTGGATACGTCCCTGACCAGCAGGGTTGTTTGGAGACGGAGAGAGGAAGAGGTGGTACTCTTGGGACCGGCCCGTCTGAGTGCACATACCCCGATTCAACCGTAAGGGTAGGTGTTGCGAAGACAAAAGGGAAGTTCCGAGTTGTTACCATGCAAAGCGCGCGCGTTAAGCGCATCCTTGGTCCGGTTCATACGGCCCTGTACGATCACATCAGTTCGTTCGACTGGTGTGTCCGTGGGGACGTTTCGCGGGAAGACTTCATGAAGATCTTTGACGACAGGCGAGATGGAGAGGAGGTTATAAGTGGAGATTATGTCTCCGCGACTGATAACATCTATCTTGAGTCCGTTTGGGCTATCGTCGAGGTCTTAGCTGAAGATCCGGATTTGAGTGAAGAGGAGAGGAAGGTTCTTTTGGGATCCTTCTCGGGTCTCGAGTGGCTGTCGGGTTCGAAGAAGTTGCATCCGATTCGTAGAGGATCCATGATGGGGAATCTTGTGAGTTTTCCCCTTTTGTGTATCCTAAACAAATCTTGCTTCGATATTTGTTCCGATATTGCTCGAGGCTCGGGATCCCAGCGTCGCAGTCGAATTAACGGAGATGATTGTCTGTTTGCCGGAAACAGGGAGTTTTATGCTCTTTGGAGGAAGGTAACAGCCAGTTATGGTCTCGTTGTCAATGAAGAGAAGACAGGGATAAGCGATGGGTGGGCTGATTTGAACAGTCAGCCCTTCCTCGTTTCCAAGGGGCTTATGCCTCGTCCTTGTCTGTCTTTCTTGCGACCGCGACGTTTAGAACCCGATTGTCTTCTTAGGGAAGTTTGGATGGGTATCCGGTGTCTCTCTGCACCCACTAGAGCGTGGGTGTTTAATGTTGCCATGAGGCAAGAGATCGCCATCCGTGATATCTGTGTTTCAGATGTTCCCCAGAGGGTTTTAGACGGCCTTCTGCGCAAATCTTGGTTCCGCCGAGCACTTGAGGTGGG